ATTTAATTATCAAGAGAATGGTTATACCGAAGTTGAAGATGCAATGTGGTTTGCAACAGAAAAAGAAAGAGGAGATTACGTAATAGATAGTATAGAAAGCGAATAATTTATCAATCCAAGTTCACACAAAAGAGGAGGTGTGACATGGCAGGTGTTTTAAGTGAAAAAGAAATAAAACAACTAGCACAATTAGGCAAAGATATTACACTAGGATTATCTTGTGATATAAACGATCAAGGAATCCCATGCAGAACAGATAGATTTGCTGTGATAGATGCGATGATAAGATACTTGTTAATCAATGGTATTACAAGTACATTAGAACAATGCAAAAATGGCGAAGATGTAGATAGTTGGTGGAAAAGAGTAAATGTGGTATAATAATAAAGGAGAGAAAGATGACACAAGTTATTCATAACTATGATATTCGCACCCCTATTTGGAATGGAAGTGCAAAGAAAAGAATGATTGGTATTGCAACTAGTCGTTTAAAAAATTGCGATGAACTTCATGTTCAGATAACACAAACGAATAAGCATAATGAAAGAATCTATCCCGATACCTATGTCTTTACTAAGCCTTGGTTTGAATCATACGAAGGAGAAATAGTAAGTAGGCATGGAGTTACATTAAAGTATTTCTTCATTGATGATTTAATTCCTAAAGATAATACTTTTCTGAAAGAGGCTAGTAAGTATGGTCAATTTACTCAATACACAATTACTAATAATAAAAAAATAGGAGTAGTAAATGGTAAATCAAATACCTGCAATAATAAATACAAACCCACCCGAACCAAAATCTAGTGATCCCGAACTATACGAAGTAAAGTTAGATGTCATTAGTTGTATACCTTCCAACAACTTTGGTAAAGAACAATTTGAAATTGAGGCTAAAGTTGAAGAGATAGATAAGTACTATGCTAAAAAATATTGGATCCCACAATCAATGGGAAGAGTAGAAAATGGCAAGTCTTATACAGTAGCAATGAGAAGACGAAGACTAGGTCAAACTAGAGAAGGTGTTATAAAAGAAGGTCGCAATGCTGACGGCTCTTTTATAAAACACAATTGGGATTGGGAAATCATGGCTATCACAGATTATGATGGTGTTAGAGAAATCAGTACAGCAAATAAAACACAAGAACCTAAAGACTTTTTAACAGAGCCAAAGGAGGCACCTATGCAAGTAGCAAGTCAAACTACAGTAACAAATAAAGATCAACAAATAGCTAGATCAGTAGCACTTAAAGCTGCAGTTGATATAGAAGTTGCAAAGTTAGATAATAAATTAGCTGATGGTAGCAATAGTATGGAAGATATAGTTACTAATGCTGATAACTTTTATGGTTATTTAACTCAATAATTTAATCATCTCAAACAAGTAGAGATGATTAAATTATTATCGGAGAGTAGGTACTTCTGTTGGTTGCAGAGCACCTAAGGTTTTTTGAATTTGTTTTGTCCTTAGGTTTATCTCGTACTTACTCTCCTTTATTTATGTTATGAAAAAAGGTATAAAAAAGTTTTACAAAAATAATAACGCACTTGAATGGGTGCGTTATTTTTACAATGTTATTAATAGGAGGTAACATGGAAAGCGAAGTTAAAGGCGAAAGCAGAGTTAGAGTTAGAATCAATGTAAGTACTTCTACTAAAGGAGTAAAAACTTACGATGGCACAGTAGAATTAATTGATGTTGTTGATTCAGATCTTACAATACAAGATGTAGAAACATTAGCAACTATTTGTTTGGTTGAGAATGATAAATTAATTGCTAAACTAGACAAAAGATATCCTGCAGGAGGTGCACTTGAATGAGTGATTTAATATTACATGAGCATTGTAGTTGTACTGTAGAAAACTTAGAGCATCTGAGAATAATACAAGAACAAAGTAAAACTATATTAAAACTACATGACCTAATAGCTAGTGCTGATATGAGATCACGATTAGCTTTTGGAAATGCACGAGAGGCTAATGAAAAAATGCAGAAGTTAGTGGAAAAAAATAAGAAAGACTTTGAGTTTCTATTAAATTCTCCACAACAAACTGATAAATTTAAAAACAAAAAGAAATGGACAGGAGGGATAGATGTCTAATTACTATAAAGAAAGGTTACAATTAAGAGAAGATGAAGTAGTAGAAAGAATAGATAAGTTAAAAGAAGACAGAAGATCACTAATGAATACTCACGATACAGAGCATAAATTGTTTGAAGATAGAATGCAAAGAGTTGCTACTGATATATCTATCTTTGAAAAAATACTAGAAGACTTAAGAAAGGAGATAGAAAAAAATGAGTAAACCAATAGTACAATCAACAGGTAGTAAGATATATCTCACTTGGGAAAGTGATGGAATTAAAATGGTTGTAAGAAAAATAAGTGACAAGAGTAGCACGGGTCTTACAGGAGAAGTTCTTATAGAATACTTACCACAAAAAATAATAGATACAAATCTTGGTAATCATTTAATGATTAGAAAAATTAATCTTACTTCACAACAATCTCTTAATACTATTATAAAAGCATTAAGAGAAATGACAGATGATTATTTTCCTGATATTGATTGGCCTAGAATAATGGAACAGTTAGTAGTTAATGTTTCTAAATATAAAGGTGGTAATATGGAATCAGTATTAATTGGTAATACCCCTGTAGTAAACGAAGAGAAACATTATATCTTTCCATTCATTCGTAAAAATGCAATCAACATTATCTATGGTGCAGGTGGGTCAGGTAAATCATACTTGTCTGTGCTGTTTGGTTTGTTAGTACAATCAGGCAAGTCTTATGCAGGACTTGCCCCTGATAAAGGTAATGTATTGTATATAGATTGGGAAAGTGATCCTGAAGATCTTAATGAAAGATTAAGAGCAGTTAAGAAAGGATTGGTAGAAGTACACCCTGACATAGCTAATATAGAATTTTTATATTACAGAGCTAAAGATAAGTTTGTTAATGAAGAAGATACAATAGCTGACATGATAGTAGAAAACGATATCAAACTTATTATTATAGATAGTTTTGGTGGTGCTTTAGCAGGAGAGATTAATGACTCAGAGGCTTCAATGCAGTTAGCTAATTGCTTAAGAAGTTTAGGAGTTAGTATACTAGGTATCGATCATGTTTCAAAAGGTAACTCAAATTCTCCAATAGGAACAGTATACAAAGTAAACCTTGCAAGAAACTTGTGGTCTGTAACTAGTAAAGTAGATGAAATTAATAATCAAATGGAAGTTGTATTAAAGCATACTAAAACGAATAGTAAGAAAGAAAATCCTAGGGTATTTAATATGAAATTCCACATAGATGAACAAGCTTATAATATTACAGATAAAGTAAGCATAGAAAGTTTATCTAATAATAACAGCAGATTACTAGAAGAAATTATACACAAAGAAATAGAGGAGCAATATGGCTAATCATTACTACGACTTCGAGATTGATGACTGTCCTATCCATGAAGATAAAGACACAGATCAGTTTTATAAATTAGAATTAGTACTACCAATTTCTTTAAAGAGTCCACACGCAAGTTGGAAACAAGCAAGAGATTGGGTATATAATTTCTTAAAAAATGCAGAACCTTTAATAGATAAAGATATACAACAAGTATTAAAATACAGAGTAGGGATAGGACACACAGGACACAATGACGGACAAACTTGTTTTAAATATTTAGGAGAAGAATAAGTGCCAAGTGGTGGTAATTATAAAGCTAGAAATAAATATTCTTTAAAGCCTTGGAAAGAAGTTAGAAAAGATAAAGTAATTAATTGTCCTACTAATGATCCTATTATTAATTTATTAGGAGCTATATTAAAAGGTGGGTACCAACAAGAAGGGCCTGAATATTTTAATGGTGTTTGCATAAATTGCAGTGACAGGTATAATAAATATTACTGTGGGTCTTATTGGACAGATGTTGCAGGAGTAGATTATACTTATATAAAAAGGACAGCAAAATATGGAGGCACCAAAAATATTAAACATTATTCTCTATGACATTCCACCTGCACAAATCAGAGGTAATACTAGAGCACACTATCAAACACTTAATAGCCTTAGAAGACAGAGAAAAGAGATGGCTATGTGGTTGACCAAAGACGCAATGAGAGAGGCAGGCATTGACAAACTAGATGGAAAGGTTCATGTTGAATATATGTTTCACAATAATAGAGATGTCGATGTTGATAATCTTATATTTGGAATGAAGGCTACATTAGACGGCATAGTAAATGCCGGTCTAATTGTAGATGATTCACCTAGCTATGTAAAAATTACAGGAGATTTTGAAAAATGCAAAAAAGGCGAACAAAAAACAGTAATCACAATAAGCGAAATAAAGAAATAGAAAAAGATATCAGGCGTGCTCAATTATACATAGCGATTGTAGTAGTTTTATTTGCAGTTGTATGTTTGCAAATTGGGTAGCTCTACTGAAGGGAAAATAAGGTCTTCATAAAGGCCACTTAAAAATTTTTAGTATAGTTTAGTACATAAAAAACTTTTAAGACCCCTTAAAATCGATGGTTTTTTATGGTTTTTCCCTTCATATACTTAATTTTAATTGTTTTTCTTCAGAAGTTTTAAACTTTTCTAATTCGTGTTGATACACATTGTAATGATCTGTAGGAGATTTACCACCTGTATTAGTAAATCCATATTCATGTTGATATCCTTTGTGATAAAACCTAGCTTTGTTATAAAAATCTTGAGGAGTTATATAACCTGCTAATAAGATTTCAGAAGTGTTATTGATAGTACCTTTGTGATTTACACTAACAAAAAAATAATAATCAGGGTTCTGATGTTGACTTGTTTTTGCAATAGACCATTCAGAATTATCTGTAACTTGTTTGTAATTCTTAGCTTTAACTTCTACTTTATACCCTGCAATTATTAAATCGTTGTTATAAATATTTTCATTAGGAGTTATTAAATGTTTAAAATGTTCTCTGACTGCAAACTCTGCAAGCAATCCCTGTGACTGTCCTTTACCTTTTGTAAAAGAGTCTTTTAAAGTTCCTATTTTATTTGACTTACTTAAAGCTTCGTCAATTAATGCTTGATTAAACTTTAACTTAATCAAATTTGACCTTTGATAGCATAAACTATTTGCCAAAGTTGTTTCATGATTTGGCTTCTTTCTTTGGTAGTTAACTTCTTATCCTTACCACTAGCTTCCACTATCTCTAGAAGTTTAATTACCTCACCAATAACATGACCATACCTCTTGACTAAGTTATATGCCTGCATGAGATTCTTCATCTCTTACCTCCAATTTAATTTATTTCCAACTCATAATATATATGTTCTAGCATATGAGTTTGCATTTGATTTGATTGCAGTTCTAATACTTTTAAAAAATATTTAAGTTTTCCTCCATATTTTAATACCTCTTCATCAAAAAACTTATAATATTCTTCTTCATTGTCTAAAAATTTTTCTCGTTTTTCTTTTGTGTTTACTGTGCTAGGCTGAAACATCTCTACAAATCGATATGCTAATTCACTAAAATCAATAGTACTAAAATCATATAAATTTGGTTTCATTAAACCATCATTGTCTTCACACCATAAACATGATGTAAACCTATCAAAAGCCATATCATTACTTTTCATCTCTTACCTCCATAATATTCTACAGCATGACCTTCTTTGACAAGCTGTTTGTTTATGTTAATCCAATTATCTTTTAAATTTTTAGATTCAAATAATATTTCCCCAAGTACTCTACCATACTTTCCTTTACCATGGCTAACTAATCTAGTAGGCCTGTCTTTAATTAGATCTTTAAACCTAGCTTTAGCCTGTAGCCCACGATACTTCTCTTCCTTGTCACGAGTTCTAGATTCAGGAGTATTTATACCATACAATCTAATCCTTGCTTTGTGGAATATTTTAAATCCTAAATCTATGGTGACATCACAAGTGTCACCATCTACTACATAAGTTACTTCGCAATCATAAGTAAACATTAATCTGCCTCCAAGACTTTCATTCCTAATGCAATCAATCCACCTATAGTAGCAGTTGCTACTTCTACATAACCTACTTTAAGAGCATATAAAGATATAGCTCCTAATATAATTATAGCTAAGAATATCTGTGGCCTAATCTTTGCAATCCAATTCATTATTTACCTCCTTTAAATATGTCTTTGATATCATCTAGTTTATTGAGTGTTTTATCCTCTAGTCCACTATGTTTAAACCAATGTTGTACAAGATAACTAATACTAGTAGCTAAGATAATAGAGGTGATCCCTATTTGTAGTTTCTTTTTCATGTTGCCTCCATGCTTTGTAGGGAGAGGAAAAAATTCTATTTGTGTTTAAGTTAGAACGATTATCAACTTTAAAAGGAATGAACCAAAAAACCCTCTCCCATTATTTTTATTGTGTAGTAGGTTCTGCTATGTATACCTCCACATTGTTACTGACATTCCACACCTGTGCTGTCACAGTTGTGGCTACAGTAAATTCTTTAGAGTCAAAGCCATTACCTTGACCTACTTCATTTAATTGTATAGTAAGTGTACCTATATCCATTTGTCTTAGGGTACAACTTCCTCCTTTTGTCCAAAGGTTAGATAGTATAAGTTTATCTACCTTTCCATTTACTCCACTATTAGGAGCATCAATCCATATCCTGTCGTATGTTCCACCTTTAGTTACCATAGCTTGTGCTTGATGGTGTCCCCCACCTATTGCTCTCATTCGTGCAGTACCTGCTGTCTGAGATATAGATTGTCCATCACTTGCATTACCAATAATATTAATTGTGTGTGCATTAATATCTGAAAAGTCTAAAGATTTACATCTAGACTTTTCTAAAATCAATTCTCCAATTTGTAACCGGGTTGCTGTACCACCTGATACATCTGTCCCTTCTACTAATACTGCTTCAGTTTTACCTGATGGCAGAGTAGATGAAGTGTATGCTGTACCTATTGTCACATCATAGATTCCTATCTCAGATACAGGAGTACTTGCTAAGACAATTCGTAAAGTATTATCTTCTTTATTTTCTTTTCTAAACATCATAGCTGACTCAAGGGTTTCAGAAGGAATATTGTGTGGAGCTGCATATATACCTGCATCTCCGTTTTCAAATGTTCTATCCTTTAGTACAGTTTCGTTTACAACTACACCACCACCCACAGTAGAGCCAACAGTTAATAAACCAAGAGCCATTTGTGGACTGAATCCAAGTGCACGAAGTAATGTATAAGGAGATTTAGCTATATTAAATGCTGTTCTCCACTTCTTACTTTCACTATTAAGATACTCTACCTTGTCAAATATCCAATCCCTAGTAGCTCTTAATTTTCTGTAAGTATTTACAGGGAAATTAAGTATAGCTTTTGGAGAAGACTTAATAGCTTTAAGTAGCTTACCTATACTTCTTATATGTATAGCTAAACCTAAAGCAATCATACCACCTGAGATAGACCATGCTATATAACCTTGGTCTTGCCACCATTTAACATCTTTGTAAAGAGTTTCAAGTGTATAAATTTCGTATTGTAAATTAGGGAAATACTCTGCAATGTAAGGAACAGGATTGATATAACTAGCAAATGCTAATGTACCACCACCAATGATAGTGACTGCTGTAAAAGTATTTAAGATAAACTTCCCAATACCTTTTAAGATTTTTTTTATATTAGGTCTTTTAAATTTTATTCTCATGTTCATATTATATACCCTATTATTGAAATAATTGCAAGTACTAAAGTGAGTATTACTATTGTACCACGAATCCTGCCAAGTGATTTATTAAATTGATTTTGCATATCAATCAACCTAAGTTTAGTCGTGTTGATATGCTTTTGCAAAAGCTCTAGGTCTTGTTCAGTAACTTCTTTCTTCGGCTTCATAGCGAAACCTCCTTAGAATTAAGGCTTAGTGTATTTGTCTTTGACTTTCTTGATCTCTACCTTCCAAGCATCAAGACCATTGTGGTAAATATAATCTAGCTGATCGTAAGCATCTCCTAATGCAGAGATGTAAGCATCTTTTCTAATTGCTTTGTAATCTGCATGACTACCACCATCTGCAATCACAGTATCTTTAGCATCTTGTGCTGCTGCATTAGTTGCCCACTCATCTATCTGTGCATTATATTCATCAGTAGTTAACTGAACTTCAGTACCATTCACATTTTTTTTAAGTGTTGCATTTTCGTTTTTAAGTCTTGTTATATGTTCTTCTTTTGTTGCCATAATTTACTCCTTATTTTTTATAACCATAAATACATACCTCCCCACTTGCTATATTTCCACTACTTGGGTATATTGAAAATCCGTCTACTTTTGTTGTGTCATCTAATACATTAAACAAATAACTCATATAAGTATTAGAACTATCAGCAGTATACAAGTTGTCATGTATTGCAAATTTCATATTGGCAGTTCTAGGAAATAAATACATAATGCTATTTAATGCTTCTCTTGTTGCATCAGTACCAAATGAAAAATCTGTTAGAGCATTATAATCAGTATAAGTAGCATTTCCTACTTGTCCACTATTGGCACTATTCATACTCGCATAGATTTGATCTCTGTAATAAGTACCTGTTATATCACTACCACTATTTCGCCATTTAAAATATACCTGTATTCCACTTGCAGCAGACACAGTTATATCATATAAGGTTACCCAATATTCACTAAAGGCATCATCAAAGATACCATCAAATGTTATAGATGATACTGCTGAACTTATTGGATTTTTAGCTAACAAGACAGGATTGCCTTTATTTTCTACTCCTAAATAATTGCTCATGTTTGCCTTCCATATATTGTAATTTTTCCTGCTTCTACATTTCCACTTGCAAATAAAAATTTTATGCCCGAATAAGCAGTTGTTGAATCTCTGTAAGTTGATATAACTTGTGACTTAGTATTGGCAGATGAATTTTCACTTATTGTTAACCCCCATAACCATTTATCAGTATTTGTTGACATTGGGGTAGTATATAAAATACCAAATCCACTTTCAGTTCCATTAGTTCCTATAGTGTCTAATATTTGTGCTTGTGACTGATTAAATGCAGTTGTTGTTGCTGATGCCCCTGTACTTCCTTGTCCAAGATAAGAACTGTTATAAGTATTTGTATCAGCAGTTGTGTTATCAATGTATTGAAACTCCAAATCTTGTCCATCTGACACAGGTCTTACATCTTCTAATGTTATTTTATAAGTATCGTACTTAGATGTAAAAATATTTTGAAATTCAATAGAAGCATCTCCACTTGATGCAGTTGTACTTGCAACTTTAACCCACCCTTGCCCATCTGTTTTTGCAGAATTTCCAATGTAATTTGATTGTACAAAATTACTTTGTCTATCAGATTGATTAATAGATTTAATTTTATTTAATTGTTTATTCAATCCATATATTCTAAATGTTCCACTCATGTTGTTTGATTGTGGAAAAATCCTTATTCCATCAGCTTTTGTACTAGTATCATGTAACCAACCCATTGTGTGCCAATGTGCCCTAGCAGTTCCACTATCACTGTAAAGATGTTGGATTGAAGTTTTTGATAATTTCCTATTTGCAGTTTGTGGTAATAACCATGCTGTTCCTTGCATACCACCACCTGTAACAGTAGCTTCGGGGCCTTTCATTTGATTATCATTACTTGTATACTCAGTATTACTTGCTAATCCATACCCACTAAAAACTGTACTGTCAAGCATACCATAAAATAAACTTCTAAAATATGAACCTGTCATATCTGATCCGCCATTTCGCCATGTCCAATATAAATGTGCGTTGTTTACATCTTGGTCTACATCGTAATAATCCATAAAATAAAAATCATAATCAGATGTAAATACCCCATCAAATGTAAATGATGTAGTTGATGCTGAAGTTGAAGTTGCTAAAAGCACAGCCCCTTCTAACGGGTGTGTTCCTAAGTAATTCATATTACTCCTTACGCATCATCAAATATTTCCCATGACACAAACATCTCTAAGTCGTTGTTTGATGCCCCTCCACCTGCTGTCATTACATCTGATTCCATCATATAAATTGGATTGTCAATGATCTGAACAGTAGTGTTGGCAGGGATAGATACAGAAGTAGTTAAGTTTGGTGTAGCTACAGCATTACTTCCTAATGTTGTACCTACTCCACTTGTTCCTATACCTGTAAAAGCAATAGTAAAAGTTTCATCTGTCGCTTGTGTATTACAAACATATATTGAATTTATTTTTATTGCTTTATCTGCTGCTACAGTTATTATAGCTTCAGCAGTAGATTGTACTTGAAACCCTGCATTTTGAAAGTATATTGAACTTACTGCTGTTATATTTGGGTTTGCCATATTGTCCTCTCTTTAAAATATTAATGAAAAAGCAATTGCTTTTCCTGCTGATACACCACTACTAGCTGCTGCCCATGATATATCAGTACCATCACTTGTTAAAACTTCGTTAGCATTTCCTACTGCCAATGCTGCAGGATCGCCACTTGCATCTCCATATATAATCTTACCTCTTGCTAGTCCTGCCATCTTAGCTAGGGTTACTTGGTTGTCAGCGATATGTGCTGTATCAATAGAACCATCTGTATAATGCTCACTATTAATTGCATCATCAGCAATCTTAGCTCCTGTAATAGCATCTGCTGCTATTTCGTCTGTTACTACTCCACCATCTTTAATGGTTATAGTACCACTAGATGCTGCAAAGTTATCAGAACTAAACTGAGCTACACCTTTAGCAGATGTACTTGCATCATCTCCTGCTACAGTTATTGTAGTTCCTGACACAGATGATGTTAATCCTGAACCACCTGCTATAGTAAAGTCTGCACTACCTGCTGTATCAGAAGCTGTATTAGTATCATCAGCAGTTATCGTAACTCCTGTAATATCTCCATCTCCTGTACCTGCTCCTATATAGCTTCTTAGGTTAGCTCCTGTTACATATTTAAGAACTCCACTATCTGACATTATTATTTTATCAGTATCACTCCCTACTTCTGCCAAGGTTGTTACAGTTGCAGTACCTCCCAAGGTTACATTGGCCCCACTAAAAGTAAGGGCTGTTGTAGTACCTGACTTAATTATTAAGTTACCACTATTGTTAGTAGCTGACCCAAATGTAGTACCACCATCTTTAAAGAATATATCTCCCCCATCAGCATCAAGAGTTAAATCTCCTGACACGTCTAAGTTCATATCAGTTCCTGCTGATTCACTAGAGTTAATAGTAAAGACATCTGTCATAGTTCCATCAACAGCAACTCCAAATCTAATTTGCCCGTCTTCTTCTCCTGCTGTAACATCTACTGCCTCTGCTGTTATACGAGCCATTTCGTGTGGATTACCTGCTGAGTCATTCAAATTAAATGACATATATATTTCATCTCCGTCAGCTCTAGTAGAATTTTTATTAGATAAATCTAATACTTTTACACTTGCATTGTTGGTTGCATTAGCTACATATAAAGGAGATTGTGTAGCTGCAGTATCATTTCTTATATATAATTCTTTAAAGGTACTTTTGTCTGCTCCTTTTCTCCATCTTACTGACCCACCACTGCTAATTTTTATATCATATAATCCGTCTGTAGATATATCCCCGTAAGTCCATAACCCTGCTGAATTTGTTGTAACAGCACTTCCTTCTGTTGAATCATCAGCAGTATCATAAGCTTGTACTGTTGCTCCACTAACAGCAGTTCCGTCATCTTTAAAGACATACCCTTGTAATTTTATTGCCATATTAACCTCTTCCTAGTTGTGAATGGTCCCTATATCGTAAAGCTTCTCTAGTATAATACTCTACATCTTGCATTATGTCATCTTCATCAATAAATATCAAGTGTGTTCCTTCCCCTGCAAGTTGTGCTCTAATAAACAAATCGTTCTGTCGCACAATAGTTCCCTTGCCATAGTGCCAATAAGTTCCTTGAACATTTATAGCTAAATCAGGAGGATTGTAAAACAAAAAGTCTATTATCATTCCTCCCTTCTGTAATCTGCCCCCTAGTTGTGCTGCTTGATAACTAAAATCTACCTCAGGTACCTTTCCTAATTCAAGTAATTGTAAATAAACCATCTGTTCAGGAGTACTTCCAAATTCTAGATTTTGTTGAGTAGTCATTACGGCTCCTGTAATAAGAGTTGAGTTGATCCTCTTTCGTCATACCCTGTATTCTCTAATCCTTGAGCATTAATTATATCTACATAATAATTTCTAGTGCCACCGGAGTCATCTCTAAAAGTAAATTCTAATAACGTGTTAGAGTCAATCGCTGACAATACATTAGACCTTAAAGCTTTAGGAGTTTTCCCTTTATAAGTTTTATTCATATTAACATTAACTTGCCAACCAAATTTAGTTTCTAGTTTCTTTCTATATTCAAATGTTGTGCTAATAACATCAGGACTATTTGTATTAGTACTTCCCCTAGATAAAACTAATTTAAATTGAATAGATCTAAAAGCAGTTCCTAAACTACTACCAAATGTATATGTTGTTAATCCATTAGAAGTAATTGTTCCTAAAGAAGTGTAAGTAGTTCCATAATCTGTAGCATAACTAACTGCTACTGTTTCTGAGGAACTACAACCTTCTGTTTCTACCTTAAGTTTTAATGCCAACTTATCTATTTCTACTTGGTTAGCACTAAACCAAGGAGTAAAATGAGTTCCTGTTGAAGCATAATTAAATGTTTCTATTTGTGTTGGGTTTATAATATCAGGGTGTAATTGCATATAATACATATATCCATTATGTCCCCAATATAATCTATACGAATCTGTTGTACTTATTCCTCCTCCAACATCAGCTACATAAGCTGCTGTTATTCTTTCCCCTTGATCTGAGGCTACCCATTTAGCTTCCCAACCTGTTTCATTCCAACCCAATATAGTGCTGTATCCTGTAGAAGATGCGATAGTATCAGACTGAGGAGTTGATGGAAACATATCTCCCATTCCTGCAGGAGTGGTTCCATCTACAAATGCTAACAAATCATTATGAGTTCCTAACAATTTATTTATGGAACCTCTCTCATCTGCAGGTAAGCCATGATCTCTGTCAGGACCGACTACAGAGATAACAGCAGAATTAGTGCCGTTAATGTACTTGTATATTCCTAGTCCTGCAGGGATATATACAGAATCTCTCCATCTGACAGAGCCTTTACCATTATCGTTGTGAAAAGGTAAAGCTAATTGAGTTTCAACCCATCTTCCATTAGCAAAATCGTGTGCGTACAACCCTGTTTTTGTCATTGCGTATAATATAGGATCTCCATTTGCATTTCTAGCTACAAATAAATCGGTTACATATCCGTCAGGCAAGGGTAATTTAGCATCTAATGCTTCAGTTCCTATAGTAGTTGCGTACCATAGCTGTCCTGCATTGTCTATTCCCCATAGTTTTTCGTCCCACCAAGCAAGATATTTAGTGTCTCTTGTGCTATCAGTATAACTACTAGCATCTCCTGAGGTGTAAGTATATCCTCCTGTATGGGCTATAACTAAATATAAAGTACCTCCCATTCTTACTTCTAATGCATCTGTTGCCCTGTTAGGTAAAGTGTCTAACGCACTACCAAAAGCATCTGAGGCTGAACCATAACCTGAATTAAACTTATAAACTTTTTGGTCAGACCATATTCCATATATATCGCCATTAAATTCTTGTATTATATCTAACGCATAAGCAGATGTTGCCGAACTATTTGTTGTTTGTACAGACTCCGGTCCTAATACTAAATGTCTTTTGTATCTTAAACTTAAATTACTCCACCATGCTCTATCTACATCTGTAGACCCTTCCATTCTTTCAATACCAATTCCACCTGAAAAATCAGACCACGATACAACACTAGCTCTTGTTTGAGAATCTCTTGTAGTATCTCCTATAGTTACTTTAGGAGGATACAAAGAAGATAGCACAGTTTGAACAGGACGGGTTACAGGATAGTAAACTCCGTTTAAATATACTTCATTCTTAGATACACTTTTATTAGCCATTACCTTACTAGTCTAATGTTTTTTAATAAAGGTAAACTATTTCTATCTTCTGCTGCTTGAGCCAACCAAAATACTGCTGACTGTCTTGAAGCATCAGGATCTTGGTTTACCCCCACAGATCCTGCTTGTAAAGCTATAGCAGTTGCATAAGAAATAACGTATGATTCAGGCACTTCGGTAGTACTTGAATCAGAACTTAATAATGCAGGGGAATCTCCTCCTGCTAGTTTTAATAAAGAAGTTCCAACACTAGTTCTTCCGTCATCTGTTAAAACTAGATCAGCAGTACTTGCTCCTTGAGATGTTCCTTCTCTATCTATTCTCCATAAATGTCTTGGAAGCTTAGTCCAAGTAGCAGTGTCATTTTTAACTGCCCTTATATCATCTAAGTAAACAGTACAAGCTCCTAAATCATTGTCATATTCTAATCCTATAGACACAATTGCTGTATCTTTTTCAGGATTGCTTAGTGAAACTCTACAATGTTTCCAAACATCTGCCGTTAAAGCAGGGACATTTAAGGATTCTAAATCATTTCCATCTGATGTAACTGTTCCGTTATCTAAATGTATTTTTAAATTACCTGCACTAGTAGCCACTGTAGATTTGATCCAAAATTCTAAGTAATCGTATTTACTTAAATCTGCAGAAGAAATAGAGTCGGAAATAAAATCTCCGGCTGACAATCCTGCTGCCATTGTTAGTTTTAAACTGCTTACTTTCTTGTATTCTTCAGTGTCTACTGCCTGAGTTATATCTCCGTCAGTAGTTTCGTCAAATGTGGTACTACAATTATGTATTAACTTTTCAGTAATCTTTGTTCTGTAATATACGTCTTGAATCATAGACAAAGTAGAAGGGATTTCAAACCTAGAATTAATCTTATCTGCTCGTAAAGATAAATCTTCTACAGGATCATATACCCTGCCATTAATTTTCATTATAGCTTGATTAATATATTCATCTATATTTTGAGGATCAAATCCGTCACTCCATAATTCGTAAGTAACACTACCTGCAATAGTTCCTCCTACTGCAGCAAATGTCATTGTTCCTGTAGATGCTGTGTAATCTGTTATTCTTCTAGTAGTGCCATCATAAGTTCCTGAAGTAATGCGAATATAATTCCCTATGTATTCGTCATCTCCTCCAAATAATGTAGCATCTACAGCAGTAGTAGTAGAACCACTACCTGATGTAGTGCCGGTAATCATCTTACCTAAGTTTCTACCTATTGCCTGTCTTAAGTCTTTTCTTGTTTTACTATAAGTTACAGCCATGTTTTATTTCTTCTTTTTTCTTCGCATAGTTTTTTTCTTTTTAGGTGGTCTCCCTCTTTTACTTCCGTATGTCCCTTTTCCCATTGGTGGCATTGCTTTCCTCCTTACTTTGATTTAAAATATCTATTTCATTTTTTAAAACTTTACAAGTATTTTGTAAGCTTTCAATTATTCTTGATTGAGCTTTGTTTATACAAAGTAATTTAAAATATTCATTTTCTTGCATAACATTTTGTATGTCTGCAGGTAATATATTTAAATCACTTGGTATTTCTACTTGTTCTTTTAATTCTTCTGTTATTTTTTCTTCGTTCATTGTTGGTCCCTTCATAATAAATTTTATTGTTTGTACTTTCTGCTCTTTTATTTTTATTAACTCTCATTTCTTCAAGAATCTTTCCAACTTCTTTTTTCTGTTCTTTATTCATTGCTTTCTTTTTACCTTGCTCTCTTACTTCTATAACCCAAGATTCGTATGCTTCTCCTATCATAGTTTCTATTGCGTTAACTGAGTAAGGGTCTGCAGGGGTATAAGGAACATCTGTCAGAATAGATCTTCTTTCTGTAACCGAATCATAAAACCTAAAAGATAAAACTTTAATACTACCTGCCCCGTATTCTCCCAAAAGAGTAACACCTGCAGGTAGTATTAAACGTCTGTCATAAATCTCCGATCCTAACATTTATGATTAAGCTCCTATGTTAAGCCATACTAAAGAGTATTCTGTTGTAGCTGCAACACCCATAACTCCACCGATTATAAATTCGGCACTTGAGTCATCTGCAACAACATCAACTGAACCATCTGTAGTAGAACCTGTCATAACATTTTTACCTAGTACTACAGTACCATTTGTTAGTACTGCTGCAGGTCCTTTGACTTGGTTCCAAAAGTAGTAGTTAGCTGTGATGTCACAAGCAGGAACACCTGCTGCGATACCATCAATATCGTTAACGTCCCATACTTCTACTCCATTATGTGGATTTTTAGCCAACCCTACCTGAGATGAGGTAGTTAGAGCTGTTGCTACTTTATCAGTATCATATATGTTAACTGTTAAAGTTGCACTTGTTGCTGCTGATGAATGGTTTTTGATCTGCCAAATTTGACCTTCTCCATTCACATCATTTACAAAAATGTAACCATCTTCGTAATCTCCAACTGTTGTACTACTTCCATCATAGGAACCTGAACCTGTTATAGCTGTTGAGCCACCATTTGTTACAGTCATTTGTGTAGCCCCTGCTGAAACTGCTCCTGCTATTGCTAAGTCTTTAATATGATCTGAAGCTGTTTGAGGTTGCATTGTAACCTTACCTGCTGTGATTGCTTCTCCCGAGTATGCGTAAACAAACTCTCGCCCATCAGGTAATATCATTCTTGCTCCAATTCTATTTTTCTTAGCAGAAGTAGTAGTCTTTTCCATGCCGGGGGAACCCTGTATAATTGCCGGAAATGCCATAATATATTCTCCTATATTTACTGCTAGAGGACAAGCCTCTAGGACCAACCGATTATTAAAATCGTATAAGCTCGGTCAATCGTTACACTTATACTAAAGAAAGGAGTTAAGAAGTTTTTGATTCCTTCTTAACTTCCTCAACCTTTTCTTGTTTAGGATTGCAAATGCATTTCTTACCTCGAGCTTCAAGCTTACACCTGTTATCCCAAGGTATAGGGAATAATCCTATTAACCCTTTCTTTCTTTGTGTTTCAGGATCATTTGGTAAATTTGGATATTCACTTCCACATTTAACCTCAAGTCCTCCATCAACATTAAACTTAGGAATATGATTATAATAAGTTGACTTAGGTTGGTCTGATCCTAATAAGGAAACATCATAACCTTTTAACCCAACATTCCTTCGTTGTTCATTAATCTGAGTTCTTAATTCTTTTTTATTATGTCCGTAAAAATGATTTACCATTTGGTCCTCTCCTTAACTATTAGTTATTAGTTGCTAAAGCTGCAGCATCAAACTTAAGTCCTGCTCCTCTAGAATCATCTAACTCAAAGACACCATAGTCTGACGTAATGACGACCTCTGTCCCACGTAAACTCGCATCACGCTGTCTCTCTGTTCTAGTTTCTACAGAACTAAGTACTGCCATAGCAGATTTATCAGCTATAACACCTGTCGCATCATCTGAAGAATCAACTGTTAAGTTACCATCTTCAAAGATTGGAACTCCGTTCATTGGTCTTAGTCCACTCCAAAAGTTTTTAAGAAGATCTGCTGACCAACCATCAGGAATTGCGTTAGATGCTGCTGCTGCTACAGTAGCTACCTCTTTTGATAAATAAGCAACAGAATTTGGGTGGTGTAAGATATAAATCTGACTACCAAATTTGTTTGCTTTTGCGTATGTAATAGCTCCATGAAGGTTACTAGATTTCATGTACTTTGTAGCTGCTCCTAATAGAGTTCCTCCGTTAAGAGAAGAGTACAAAGAATGAACGTCTGTATCTTTCTTTCTTGCCATTGCATCTCCAAGTTGTCTCCCTATAATGGAAAAGACATTATTCTGTTGTTCACGAACAAGCTTGTCGGTAAGTATAACCTTAGCCCCTACCTCTGCTGCTGTTAAATCAACAGTGGTCATTCCAATTTCTTGTTCATCAACTATGTCTACTCCATCAGTGAGATCGTCAACTTGCATCTGCCCTACTTTAGGGACAGTTACTTGTTTAGCTCCTTTTGGAAGATTAAACTTCTCAATTAAAGCCATTGCAGGAGCATTGTGCTCCTCGGTATATCTAGCTGCTGCGATTATAATCTTACTCGCATTTTCTAAACTACCTGTTGTTGCTGTTTGTGCCATTATAGACCTCCCAATTTACAACAATGTTGATAAATTATAGACCTGTTGCCCTCCTAGCTGCAGCCTCAGTGTCAGCATTTCTAACACCTTGGTTGTAAAGATCGAGTAACCTGTCCTCACTCGTTGAAGCAGATGGTTCTGCCTGACTATTGTCAAAACTCTGAGGAGGAACTTGCTTGTCCTTGTATTTTGCAAGTTCATTCTCTAGATCTTTAATTTTCTTTTCTTTTTTTGCAAATGCTTCCATAGATTTTGGATCTTCAAATTGCATTAGTTGTTCGGGATCTACTCCATACTCTTTTTGAAAATGCGTTATTGCATTAAACTTTCCTTTCATATGTTCTAGTTGAGTATTATAGTGCTTTTGTACTTCGTATTCTCTATTAATTTGTTGGACTTGCATATTAGCAATTTGTTGAGCTTGTTCGGGCATATACCCTTGTTCTTCTAATTGTTTTCTATAAGTATCTGCTTGTCGTATTACATCATCTTGTCTTTGTTTTTCTTCAAACTCTTTAATTCTTTCGTTTTGTTGTTTGTAATAATTTTCTTGCTCTTTAGATATCCCGTCCCACTTAGGAGCTTCTGTCTTTTCTTGGGTAGTACTTGATTCTTTTTGAGCATTATCAGAAACAACAGCAGTCTCTTCAGTTGTAGTAGTTTCTGTACTGCTAGTTTCAACAGTAGTATTTTCTGTAGAAGTTTCTGTGTTACTTTCTGATACAGGCGTTGTATCAGAAGGCACAGCTTCTGTTGTAGACTCAGCCGTTGTGTTGACTATGTCATCAGAAAATAAGTTTAATTGATCTGTATTGTTTTCGTTTACCATAATATTCTCCTTATTATATATACTATATTATTATTCAATTGGCAACCCCTTCCTTGTCGTCCCATTCATGTCCATGTCTATATTATAGTATATCATCATTTGTAACAATTCGGGTGTTAGCTTACGATCCTCTTGTACAGGTATGTCTAATACACCACTTCGGAAAGAATCAAAATTGTATGTTTTTATATGCTGTTCTCTAAGTATTTGTGGCAACCTATATCTTTCCCATGCAGCAACATAACCACTACTGTAAGTTCCGTCTTTGTTATATCCGTAAGCAAATATATTTCTTAATACTCCAAAAGGTATAGATTTATTGTGTTGATTTCTCATTGTATACTTCCATTCTTCTGTAACATATTTGTTAAGTATATTAGGATTTTTTTCTATAGCTTTAATAGCTTCATCTGTAAATCTTTTTCCTTCTTCTTTGTCTTTTAATTCAGATAATCTAGGAGCATATTTATTTTCCCATTGTTTTTTGTTTTCGTTGTATATAGTAGAGTTTATTCCTAATTCATATTCTGCATTTTTAATAGCTTCTATATATTCTGCATTAGCTCTTTCATTATCATCTTCTATTTTACTAATATCTTTATCAGGACTAGGACCAAACTTTATATTAAATATAGTGTCTGTTCTTTCGTTCCATTCTTTTTCTATATCTATTACTTTTTTATATAATTCCCATGATAAACTTGCAGAGATTGGTCCTTGTGGAGTAGAGCTACCGGTTATATCTCCTCTTTTAACTGCATCTATTATATTAGGATCATTAATTTTCCATTTATTATTTTCATCTACTACTACTAATGTTGACAATTTAAATAGTCTAGCCTTTAATACTTCTTGATAAGTTAAATCATCTCTACTTCCTGACTTACCATTGTATATATCCATAACTTCTTCTATAGTTCTTTCAGTATTAGGAATAATGCTTTCTGTATCAGGTACAAGTTGCCCTGCTAATGATTGCATATAAGGTTCTAGTTCGCTAAATCTATATCTTGTTCCATCTTTCCCTACAAAATAAGTATGAGTAACTGTATCAGCAGTAAAATAAGGATTAGCTCCTGCTCCAAATGTGCTTAATCCCATCATTGCCCAAGGAACAAAAGCATTACCACCATCTTCAGGAGGTAAAGAGTTCATAAGTATTTCAGCACTTTCTTTTGCGTTCATACCTATAACTAAATCCCATAGATCTTCTGTCCAATCAAACTTCTCCCCCATAAATCCTTCTCCACCTAATTCTGTTTCCATAAAGTCTGCTAACTTTCCTAGTATAGGGTTTGCTTTGCTTCTTAAAAATCTCATTGCACTTTCTAATCTATTAATTTCATACTCTCTATCTGTTCCACTTGTTACTGTTTGTCCTGTTATTAAGTTTGCTATAAATCTTATTGAAGGACCATACCCTCCTATTACATCTACTCTTGCAGGACCAACTACAACTTTACCAAAGTCAGAACTTTTTGGATCATACCCTACATAAGCATCAATTTCATAATGCTTAAATGTTTGATGCAATCCATACAAGGCTGCTCCTAAAGTACTTACACTTGCTACAAAATCAGGGATATGCATTAATTTTAATCCCCAATCAGGTATTACGAATTTTTTTCCATTAGGTAATGTAACATCAAATCCTTCTCCATTATAATATTTAGTTAGCCCTAATTTTTTTGCAAGAGGAGAATTACTTAAAAAAGAAGTTCCCCCCATTTCTATGTTTACCCAATAAGGTTTTCCTGATTTTGTTCTTTTTAAATGTGCATCAATAAATCCTGTCATAGTAAGGTTACTGTCAATACTTGAACTCCCCCCTATTTTTTTCCCTTTTTGTATTATCATAGGAACTCCCAATACTACTTTAAATCTTGATACTGCTAATTTAAATGCCCAAAAAATATTATTAACAGTAGATTCAAATAATTTATTAAAAGGTCCCGATTTTGGAACAAGTTTCCCTGTATCAGGATTTCTTTCAAACATAAAGTTAAGTCTTCCTGCTCCTGTAGCAGTATTAATTCCGTCAGTTATTGCATACAAATCCATGTCTGACATTTCTTGGAACCCTGATTCTTCAGGAGTTCTCCAAGTTCCATCTTTGTTTTGCAAAAACGGATCGCTTTTATGAATCCAACCTTTCCTTCTAGCTGCCATTATTTGTTGTTCAAACCTTTGGAATCTTAACCAATTTAATACAGTTGTGTATCCTCTTTCAGACATCTTTGCCCAAGGAACTAATCTAGCAGCTACTGTTTCAGAACCAAATAATTCTTCTCCTTCTGCTGCTTTAAATTCGGGATTAAAATAATTAGTTAAAGCTCTTTTATTTTTATTAGTTACTGTTGCCCATTCTTCTGATAGTGATTTAGAATCAGGGGTAATTACTTGAAGTCCTGATTGCTCTGCCATTTCAAATAACTCATGGTCTACTAAAGCATCATGTATTAATTTAGTTCTACTAGAACTAATAAATGACAACATACTATTTGATGTAGCTCTTAAAGTTTGTGGCAAAAGCATAGGGTTAACTGCATACAACCACCCTTGTCTTAACAATCCTGAAAGATCTAAAGATGACATTAAAGTTTTAGGAGTTTGAAATAAAAGTTCAGTTGCTATATTCCATGTTTTCTTTGCTAATGTAGTATTTTTCTTTTTAGAAGCAGCTATTCCTAACTGCTCTCCTTTTTTACCAAAAACTTTTTTAAGCAAATCTATTTCATATCTATTAGGAACTTCTCCAAATAATATTCTTCTTAATGCTGTATTAGTATTAGTATAATCATAAGGTTTTATTTTATTTGCGTGATATTGTAAACGAATTTCATTAAATAAAACTTGTATTTCATCTGATAACATAGACCCTTCTTCATTTAAAGGTTCTACCCAATAAGGTTTTTCTTTATTAAACCCTACTAATGGTTCGTAATAAACAGTTGATTGTTTAACTCCTCCTAATGATTCTTGTGCTCGTGATGCTGTTTCTAAAGGATCATCTATACCACCTGCCATAGGACGAGAAGATTGTATTGCTGAATTAATTCTCCCTGCTTCTATACTTCTTTGTTTACTTATATTTGATTCTATTTCATCTCTATATTTTGGAGCTGCTACAACTCTTTCTATTACTTTATCTAAAACAGCTTCGGTTCTTGCACTTCCTATAGTATTAGGAAGAGCATTGTCATTTTGTTTTGTAACTATGTCTACCCCTGCTTGTATTTTATATTGATCTAAAGTTTTTTCATCTCCTTTTACTACATCAAAACTTCTTTTGTTCCACCATTCTGACATAGGTTTCCCTGTTTTTTTCGACCAACTTGCAGCTCTTGCTTGTACTGAAGCTAATCCTGATTCTGCTTGTTGTTTAGAAACACCAAATGCATCTACTATTTTGTCTGACAAACTTTCCATATCTGATGATTTTAAAAATTCTTTTATATTTTCATCAGATACGTCATCAGGAATTTCGTCCCATAATTTTTTAAATAATTTGTTTAATTCATTTAAATTTTTACCATGAATAAAGTCAGCCCATACATGAACTTTAAATAAATAAAGAAGTGCTCTTAACATATTTTTAAATGGAGCTACTAAAGAAGGATCAGGAGTTTTATTTTTTATATAATAATCTTCCATTCCCTGAGCAAAAGCTTCTTCAGCTTCTGTATCCCATCTTCCATCTTTTACTCCGTAATATTCATTAACTATTCTTAATTCGTCATCATCTAAATCTCTTCTTAACATATGAGATAATTCATGAACATAAGTTCTTAATCTTATATCAGCAGTATCTCTTGGCTTAAGAAAAACATGAACTACATTTCCGTCTCCATTGGGTCCGTGTTCAACTAATGCTTTAACTTCTCCGTTATCTATCCTAAATGATGCTTCTGTAGCAGGGTCGTTTTTCAAATCCCAATAGTTATCAATTAATTTTTGTGGTATTTTTACATTCCAACTTCTTTCATTAGGTTGCCAAAATACTCCGTCTTGATTATAGTCAAGATGTCTTTTATTAATATCAAAAGGAATTACTTTAATATCCCCTTTTTTATAAGGTTCTTTTAATGATTTACTTTTTAATCTTTGATCCATTATTGATGCCATCATTTTAGGATAATCATCATAATTTTTAAACTGCCTTATTCCTCTTACTGTTTCTGCTTGGTTACTATTTCTTATTGCTATTTCTAGAGATGTAGGGAGTACAATATTACTATGTCCCCCTTCTATAGCTTTATTTAATATCGTATTTAAAGTTTCTCTTTCTACAGCAGGACTGAAAGATTTTTCTGATACAGGATCAAAAGTAGAGTGTCTCATTCTATCTCTTACGTAATCGTAAACTTCCCAAAATTGTTTTGAATCATAACCTTTGCTTTCAGGAGAAGCAAATAATTGTTTAAGAATATTTTCATGGAAAACAATATTAGAATCAGTTATATCTTTTGCTGTTTGGTTATCAGCTCCTCCGTTTACTATCACTCGTTCCCCACCTATTACCTTGTCTTCAGGCATAAATGCTTTGTAAAAAGTTTCCCCTTCTTCTGTTGTGTGCTTTTCAAACTGAATTCCTTGAAGCCAATAATTTTGTATTCTATAACCTTTGTCCCAATTCTCAGCCCAATTTCCTCTTGCGAATTTTTCCCACTCTTCAGTTTGATTTACTTCAGGTTTTGGAACATCTTTTAAAAATAAATCTATAAAATCGTCAAACAAAGTTCCATCATTAATCCCTGCTTTTATAAAATCATTTTTAACCCAATAATCTTTAGTATAAATATCAGGAAAAACTTCTTCTATTCCTTCTAAAGTAAGCATATCCTCTTTAGGGTTATATGTATTTACCATTTTTCTAAATACAGGTTTAGATGGTTTTTCTGAAAACCCAATATCTCTTCCTGCAATTGTGCTTTTAAACCAATGCTCTAATACAGCTAAAGTTCTTGCTTCAACTACCATATCTAAATTTCTATCTTCTCCACCGGACCAACTTAATTGATCTAATCCTTCCCCTATGTTTTTCATTGCTTCTACATCAAAAGGATTATCAGTAAATACTTCATTAGGTTCTTTATAATAGTTATTAAATTTTTGTGACAATTTTGTTACAACATATTTATCTTTATTAAAATACAACAAAGGACCATACAAACTAGCATCAAATTTTGATGCTGATAATGTTGAAAATTGTTCACTTTCGTTTTTGTAATTAGCTTTTATATATTTAGATTCTGCAGAAGATCTTATACTTTTTAATATATCTACCATTCCATAACCATGCCTATCATTTATAATAGGAATATCAAACCCTGCTCCTAATTTATTACCACTGTTTTTTGCAGCCGTATAAGCTAAAGGTGTCATAACATTTTCTAATCTTTTAGCTTCTTTTACTGCATCTGCAGCATTACTTGCAGTAAAAATCTTTGTTGCCCTAAAAGGTAGATGTGCTTTAATTTCATCTGTAACTTTAGGTACTGTATAATTAGGTTTTTGCATTTCACTAAGAATAAAACTAGTACTACCTCCATTATTTTTTGCTATTTCATATCTGTAATGTAATAATTTCAATCCATCATTAGGATTTGTTAACAAATGCTCTGTGGTATTTCTATTAGGGATATTGTTTTTGTGCCCTTTACCATATCCTGAACGTTTAAGAAGTCTATTTACAAGAGACATAGGGCTATTAGGATCCATTGATACGATAGCTTCTGCTGAAGATAACCTAAAAGAAGGTTCGTGTTTAAATTTATGATAAGCATCAGGGTCGTTGTGATTTTTTATTCCCCAATCTCGTATCATGTTTTCTTGTTCTGAAATACTTGCATCTCTTTGTTTTAGTTTTTCTAATTCTTCAACTAATCTCCCCATATTAGAAGGAGAATTTTCAAACGAATCTTTTAATTTAATAGATGAGGTATGAGCTCCTGATAATTTATCTTTATACACAGGAATAAAGTCTTGCCAATCTTTATTAAAATCTATAAGCCTTATTATTTCTTTATATGCAGGATCATTAGCAGAAAAAACAGTATCTATATCTAAATTAGGAGATAAAAGTTGATAATCATATGCTTGTACATTTCTTATTTTCCCTGAGTCTCCTAGGGTAGGAGTTCCTGACATTATAGTCATATCATGAAACCCTCTAAATTGAGTATTTAATTCAAGCAATTCTCTTGCAGAAACAAAACTATTTAACATAGCCATTTCAGGATCTACTCCTTTTTCAAAAGTAAGTCCTTCTGTATCAGGAATCATTCCTTGTGGGATCCCTTTGAGTTGACCATGTTTTGTAGCAAACATTCCTAATCCATAATCAGTTTTACTAGTTAAAACATTCATATTATACTGTGTTGCAAGTTCTAAATTTTTTACATTTCCCATGCCAAAACTAGGTTGCCCATAATGTAACATAAAATCAGGAAAATCTAAATACGGATATATCGGAGTATCTACTCCTCGTATTTTAACAGTAATTTGTTGTTGCCCTATTTCTTTTAAAAGTTGTAATGCATCACGTACATGATCGTTCTTATTAATAAAATTATCTTCTTCATTTATTTTCCATGCTCCGTAATATTGATTCATTTCAAATCTAGGGTCTTCAGGCATTGGGTATCTGCCATAATCTCCTAATAATATTTCTTTATTTAATGTACTTGGTTTAGGTTTTAATAAATTTTTATTAGCTCTTAAAGTTTTTGACAAAGCTAAAAACTTAAGCCAAGGATTTTTTAAATATTCTTCAATTACCATGTCATCTAATACCATGTCTTTAACCAAAGGAGGGAATCCCCACATATCTACATCTGTTTCTAGTTCATCAAGCAATATGGTATCAGTTAATACTTGTTCTTTTCTTGGACTAAACGATCTAAAGTCTAATCCTCGTAAAGCAGAAGTTCCACCTTGTATAAAAGGAGCAGGAAATATTCTTGAATCCCCTACAGAACTTCTAGGTTCTAAATAATTATAAGGGTGGAATAAAAACTCTTCCCACAATTCATAGTAATAATTAGGGTTTTTTCGTTTAAGTACATTCAAAGCATTACCTTGATAGGCTCTAGGTCCTCCGGAGTATGGCTTTCCATCTTTGTAGGGATCATCTTTATATACGTATAAATTAGATAACTCATCAAAAGATTGAGGGAATCTAGTCTCCCAATCTTCTATTATTAAATCTTTTTGACGATTAGGTAAAGTATTAAATTTAACTTTATCAAACTCTAAAGTTCTTTTATATAAAGGTATTATTAAAGTTTCGTATGTATAAGCATCTCTAGCATCTAATATTTTATGAATTAAATTACTAGCAACTTCTATATCCTCTGCTTCTTTATTACTTATTTCAGAAACTACTCCTTGCATTTGGTTTGTAAGTCCTAAAAGATAATCTTTTAATGCTCTAATTTGTGAGTACACAATTGTTGTATCAGCAACATTTTCTCCTATACCAAATGCCCCTTGATTTTCTATTGTTTTTATTCTTATAGCCCTACTAGTATTATCCATTGCAGGAATAACATCTGCTAAATTAAAATATGATTTTCCATCTATGTTATATTTTTGAACATCATCTACAATTTCATCAAAATTCATTTGGTCAAACATATTTAAAATAGATTTTAATTTAGGAGTAGATTCATTTTTAAATTCTTTAGGCTCTACATTTGTATTAATCCAATAAAAATATTCTTTAAAATTATCTATGTCATTTATATTAACAAATACTTTGTTATTTGTTACTTTATAATCAAACTTTTTATTTCTAGACCCTATAGGAACTGCACTAAATTTTGAATCTTTTGCTTTTGCAATAGGACTAGCAAAATCTTTTATATCTTTAAGAATTAATGGAGCCCCTACAACATCTTTCAAATCTTTAAGAACTATAGACTCGCTTGTATTTTTAGGGTGGTTTAATAATATTAAATCGTTATCAGTAAAATCTGCTACTGTCCAATCTTTATCTTGCTTACCTACTGTGAAAACATTATCTAAGTCAGCTATAGAATCCATAACATGAGCTTCAGACTTTCCAACACTACCTGATCTCCACCATCTATTTAATGTTTTGTTTAATTTTTTACCAACTAACTGTACTGAATCATTAAAATTAAACTTCCCTATTTGAGGAACACTAGATATTTTTTTAGCATCTAATGCTAACTGCCTTGCTTGTGCTAAACCTCCTCCAACTCCTCCTAATCCGTACACTTTAGCATAAGTCCAAAAAGATGGATCTTTTTGTTTATCCATTGTTCTTTGAGCACTAGCCATTTGAGCTTCAAATCCCCATTCTGCTAATGAAGAATACCCTGCATTCTTTGGAACTATAGGTTCCAATATATTAACAGCTCCTTTCCCTATATTTCCTAACGTCCAATTGTCAAGATCTCTAACTCCTTTATTAAATTGTGAAAAAGGAGAATAACCTGAAGCTCCTATTCCTGAATCTACAGAAGTATTTCTAAAAGGTTTTATACGAGATAACTCGTTTAAATCTGATAAAGTTTTTCCTACTTGTTTAATTGGTTGACTAATAGCTCCTCCTAATGCTGCCATTGGAGCAGGAAATTTAGTAGGGATTTTTATACCTTGCTGTAATAAATTTGAAGGCATAACAGGATTAATATTAAAATATGATGCCCATGGTCCTGCACTTGTTCCCATAGGCTTTATACTTGGACCTTTTCCAAACGCATAAGCCAAAAGCAAATCATTAACATCTGTTGCATCAGATAAAGTCCCTGAAAGATGTCTTGCTGTAGGGTGTACAGAGGGGTGTTTAGATGCTATATCAAATGGCAATTGCCAAGGAGCTAGATCCATTCCTTGCCCTTCTCTTCCTTGAGGTTTTAATATAAGTTGGTCATAGTATTTTTCAAATGTATCACTCCCTATAAAAGCTGATTCTGTTGCCCAACTTAATGGATTTGTAAAATCTGTAAAAGCTTTTAAAATTTCGCTAGAAGTTTTAGGGTAGGTAAGGCTTTTAAAATCTGAAGTTACAAAAGGTCCTGTTATAGAACCTCGATATTCTTCAGGAACTAACTCTTCAAATTTAGTTTTATATGGAACAAATCTTTTTTTATAACCTAAAGGATTATAATCTTCAAATGTTTCTCTAGGAGCTGTCATTACATCTCCTTAGTAGAATAAGAATCTAGTTCTAGGGTTGTATTGTTGTGAGTATTCTCCCCTTGATTGTGGGGTCATTGCTGTATATCTTTCAGTAAAAGGATCTGTTGCCAAGTAATCTTGGAACCTTAATGTAGGGGCTCTTCCTGATCTAAGCTGTGCTCCTAACTCTCCAAGGTATTGGTTATAATAATCTTGAAAAGAACTTTGAAAATATCTTCTTCTATTAGGACTTCCTTGTCCAAAAGATTGTCCTGTAGGGGAGCTAAAATATGCAGCTTGTGGCTGATATTCTAAGAAATCACTAAATGGAGAGTATTCATTTATAGCCATAATTTACTTACCTCCCTGATAACCAACTCGGCATACCCATATTAAAATCCGATAGTTCTGACATGTCAATCTGCGATCCCATATTAAAAGGAGCACTAGGTTGAGACGTAAGCCCCGGTGTTGTTTTCATTGCATCATATTGTTGAGCTGCTGTTAATGCAGTAGGAAGTAAAACTGATCCGTCAGGAGTAAATTTAGGCAATGCTCCTCTTATACTTCCTTCTAATGTAGGGCTAAGAGTTAACATAGATTTTGGCATTTGCCCTGTTTGTGTATATGCAGCCCAAGCTAAAGGATTCCCTTGCCATACAGGGTTTTGCATTTGAGCTCTTGCAAAATCTCTTTCTATTATATCTCTATATGAATTTCTATATAAAGGATTTATTTGTTGAGCTAATAAATTTGAAGCAAGAGTCATTTGTCTTTCTTGAGCTTTTGTGTCTGATGTGTCTCCAAATCCGTATGTGTCTTGTAAGTAAGCAGTTGCTGCAGGGTTGTTTGCGTATTGCCCTGCTAATATTCCTTGCACTTGATCCCATACATTTTCTGCAGATCTTTCTTGTGGACCTTTACGTAAATAATCTAAAAACTGTATCCCTTGCTCATCTTCTCTCATAGCAGCAGGATTAAATAAACCAAACTGTGTAGCTTGTCTGTTTAAATAATCTGTAAATGGAGATTGAAATATAGGGGCAATATTTTGTAAGTTAGCTGATATTAAAGCTTGTGCTGCTGCAGTAGGGGTCATTCCTGCTTGTGCAAAATATTCTCTTGGATTTATCTGAGGTAACCCTCCTGTTGTACTTCTTGCGTTTTGCTTTTCATTAGCAGGTTTAGGAGGGGAACTTGGTAAACTTTTAAAAAAAGGATCATCTGCAGGAGGTAATGTACTTGGGCTTTCTGTTACCCAAGTAGGCATAGTCCATTGTGCTTGTTCTGCAGGACTTAAAGGCCTTTCCATTCCTGTTTGTGTCATACTTCCTTGCTCTCCAAGAGGAGAATCGGCAATAAAGTCTGCAAATTTTGTAGCTGCTTTTTGTAATTCTTCAGAAGATTTTACTGCTTTAGCTATTTCTGCAGGATCGTTTGAAGAAAATGCTGCTTCTCTTAACTTAGCATTTGCTTCGCTTTTTTCAGCAAATTCTTTAAATGCGTTTTCAGATTCTGCAACATTTTTTTGCTGATCCTCAAGCGTCATTGTTCCACCTGTTCTAGGGTCTATTGTATTAGCAGGTACAGGCTTGTCTTTATTTTCTTTAGACAAAGCATTTTTAATAGTATTATTAGCTATTATGTATGCTTGATCTTCAGAAACCCCCATATTGTCTACTACACCTGCAATTACTAATCTTTCAATTTCAAGATCACTTGCCCCTGCATTTTTGAGCTTTCTTATCTGATCGTCATTCATTTAATTCTCCCATTAAAAAGGTCCCGTTCCTCTAGCATTTGGTCTAGGGGTATTTGGAGGCACTAACGGACCTGCTTGTGGAGTTGGAGTTGGAGGTGGTACTCCCATTCCTGCATTAGGCATAGCCCTTGGGTCTGCTGTCGGTCCTGCCCCTCCTTGTCCTTGCATACCCATTTGTTGACTTTGCATATCCTGTTGTTGCCTCATCATCATTTTTTGTTTTAGTATATATAATAACTCGCCTAAGTACAATTGTGCAAGGTCTTCTCTACCACGTTCTTCTGCAGATTGCATCAATGTAAATAGTTTAGCTTCCGGTAAAAGCTCTGTTGCTTCCTGTTCTTTAATTGCATTATCAATAGTATCTGTATCTTGCAATCCAAGAATTTTATCTCTAATAAATATATCAGGAAGTAAAGGATTAGGTCCTTCTCTAGCAATTTGTGCCATGCTCATCTTAGACATATCATCTTGTGGTAGTTGTCCAACAAAACTAATCTCTATATCTTTAGCCATTTCAATACTTTCAGGGGTAATAACTTCATTAAAATAAGCTCTGTTCATATCTCTTCCCGATAATTCCATAGGTCTAAAGTTTCCTGACATATATTGATCGCACAATAACATACACATTTTCATATAAGCATCTTCTAATGCTTCCATTCTAGGTTGTAGTACGCTATCAATTCCTTGCCTTAAAGTATTAATTGCAAATCCTGACAATTGAAATTGTAAGTCTCCATATATACTGTGAGGCAATGTCCCTCTTTGCATATCTCCTGTAAGAACTCCCATAAACCCTTGAGTTTCTCTAGACATTTCTAGTAACCCTAATGGTTCTATGTCCTCTCCTTGAGCAAGAGAAATTTCTGTCCCTTCTTTATAGGGATCTTCATCAAGGGTTTTACTTCCATCTCTTGATTTAATTTTTAACCCTTGCCTTCTTGCACGAGCAGTAAGCTCTAACATTATTGACATCATTAAATTATTTTTTTCATATATATCTCTAGAAGATTTAAATACAGATTCTCCAAAATCTTCAACAGTACTTTCTATGTCTGTGTGTTCTGCTAAAGCTTGAATAGGAGGTGTTGACCCTACAGGTCCAATAAATACAGGGACTCTTGGAGATCCATGAGCTGTTGCTTTTTTCACTACTTGCCCATTCCCTATTACTACAATGTTTTCTTCTTTGTCATAGTAATCGTAAACATATAGCCAATCTTCATCAGCTCTGTCTGTAGCCTCTCCATTTATTCTTACTCCGTATTCTTCCTCTATTTCAGCTCTACCTTTTTGTATCTTGTGACAAGCCCAAGCTAATCCGTCAGCCCCGACTCCCCAATAAGTGTGCATAGGATCCCACGGACTTATATCTACATACGTTGTCCCGTCATTTCTTTTAGTTAACAAGGCTCTCCCTGCATACCAACCACGAATAGCAATATAAAATGCAAGTTGGTTTTTAATAGAAGGGCTTAAAGAATTTTTTAATCTTTCATCTGCAGATCTTAACATTCCTAGAAAAACTTTTTCTTTATTGTTATTAGCAAATCTTATTTCTTCGTTTTCATGTATGTTAGGTATTCGTGCTACCATTTCAGAAGATACTATCCATGATATAACTTTATCTGCATAAGTTTGTGGGGCATTAGATGTGTATGATTGATATCCGTCCCCTGCATCATAAGGATCTAATCTGTACAAAGAATAATCATCTTCCATTCTTTGTCTTAATTGTTCTGTATTGTCGTAATGTACATCTACTTTATCGATAATGTCAGATGCTTTTAATTTTTTTCTCTTTGCCATATTAGCTCCATCTTCTTACCTGAATTGTGCTTCTTCCTGTTACAAAGCTATACCCGAAATGATTAATCAATCCGTATATTAAAGCTTTTATTCCATGATTATACTTGTCTTGTGGCTGATTGCCAACCACGTTTCCGTCCCTATCCACTTTCCATTGATAAACTTTTGTCTGTCCATCAAACGGATTTGCTGCAGCTCCGAACTCTGATAACAAGCCTTTACATTTAGAGGAAATAATAAGTTTAGGTTCTCCTTTCCCTGTTAGTTTTAGTGTAGATTTTAATCTTTCAGTCCCGTCATTGATATTTATTTTTTCAGAATCCAAGTATAATCCTGTACTATCTAGCCAAACTTCTGCAGGAGCAGACATTGCTTGATGTTGATACCCTGCAATATCAATAACTCCATATGTTAAATCTTTGTACCATGGTCTATTTTGTGCAATGTTTATAATTTCTTCTGTAATTAAATTCTGTTCGTATATTTCATCAAATACTCTTACCTGATCATTGATAATTTGCACAGCACAGACAGCATACGCCCCTGCATAACCGGGGTCTATCCACACATGGACAGGTTCGTCAGGCACATACTCTATATTCTCAGAGACGTGTATGTCAGGACGGAACTCAGGAAACACAATCCCTCTTGGAGGGGAAGGTACCCCTTCTATTCTTTCCATAAAGAAATCGTCACTAGAAGATTCTTTTAATCTTAATATTTCAGGATCATTCTTTCCTTCAGGGTATAGATGTTTGTTAGTCCATGAAGGGAGAGAATAAGATTGTTCATTATTAACCCCGTATTTCCATGACTGAAACATTTGTGGGTACCAACCGAGTGAAGATTCAAAAGTTCCTGCAAGAAATAGCCATGCTTTTCTTGGGGCACACCTACCTCGTAGTCTGTAAAAGCTTTCAAGGTCTAGCTGACTTGCTTCACAACCAATAATTCCGTTGGGAGCTTTCATAGCAAGGGTTCTAGGGTCCTTGGCAGACTTGGTTTCTATCACAGTACCATCAGCAAGTTCTATCCTACCGGGGTCTACTCTCTTAGAAGCTTTCTTTAGTATCCCAAGTTGTGCAAAATCACTAACAAGGTACTCAAATTCTGCCCTAGTTCTCTCATAATCGGCTGCAACCAACCAATATAACCCTGCTTCTTCTGTTTCAAATGTCTTTTTTAACAGGAATTTACTAGCAATCATGCTTTTTCCTGCCTGTTCTCCCCCTGCTACAAGGATAAATCGCTTATCTGAGTCTAATATTACCTTTTGTTCTTCTGTAGGGGAGAAATCTACCTTCCCATACAGGTAATTTTCTAAATCATTTGTTGTCATTATCTAAAATTTCCTCAGCTTGTTTAACAACTTTGGATTTTTTGGCTGCCATTTTTCGTAATTCTGACACAATTGTCTTTGCATCATCAGATTGTGCGTCATTATTCCTATATTTATCAGGAAGGTTAGCATTTAACAGAGTAATAAGTAGTACCGGTTTAGAATAATCCTCGTTTTGTACCATCTTTTCTACCAATTGGAAGGCAGAAGCTTCTAAATCTTCCCCTATCCCTATCCGAATATCGTTATAATCCTGCTTAAACTGTGGATCTTCCTCTATTAACTGATAAAAATAACTCCGACTTAACCCTCTAACAGCCCTAACTGCACGGGAAACTGTCTTGTTTAACTCATAAGACTCTAAAAATAGTTTCTTTAATCGTTCTTTATCTTTTTCTGAATATGCCATAGATCTAGTATAACATACTTTCCTATTGCTACATTGCAATTGCATAATAAATAAATATTATGCAATTGCTATATATAGCTATAATAGCTATTATATATATATTATGAATATCAAATTGCAACTTATATTGCTCTCCCTTCTGTTTGCAACTGCAATTGCATATGCAATTGCAAGTACAATTGCATTGCAATTAATGTATAATTAACTTGGGGGTAGGGAAAACGCTTTCATTTCTCCTTTTGTAAAGTAACAATATGTTCCTACCCCTGCCAACCCTATACCACAAAATGAAGTTACGGCTTTAGATACAATGTGACACATACCAAACAGCCCCTTTTTTGTAAAAAAAATTCTGTCAAGGGTATCTACCGTTCTTTTGTTGTTTTTCTAAGCCATGCCCCCTCGTTGTATATAATGGTTGCGTTATTACTGTTGTACGAGCAACTCCATTATTAGAGCCACACACGTTTTTTTGTCGCCCTAGAGTCGCACTGAAGAGCCACTGAAGGACAGAGCTACGCATATGCACACGTATTTAGCACGAGCTACTGAAGGGGACTAGGAACGCACACGCACAGGTATATTGAGTTGCCCTAGAGCTACTGAAGGCTACCATGTGCGTAAGAGCTACTGAAGGGAAATTGCTATGTATGAGAGCTATAGGGCTAAAGATTGCCATACCATGAGAGCTATGTGTTTTTTTAGCTGTTTTGTTTGTCCACAAATATAAGATAAACCCCCTTCATAGCCCCTTCGATAGCCATACGGGATAGCTATGCTGAAGGGCAATTGCAATTTTGCCACCTGCATTGATTCTCTTCATATTGCTATCCCGAATAGATTTAGTGCTATAAGTGAGATGCTATACTGAGGACAAAACTTTTACTGTTGGAAAAAATTTTATCTCAGTAGTGTGAAGGGGAGTTAACCTATAGGTCTCAGTGATACTATCCCCATATACCTTCACTATACCTCTCACTGTATACAATGCTCTTCCTTCAGTATAGCTGAGACTAATAGGGATTTGACATTGGATTTAGCTCTTATACTGAGATATATAAGCAAAAATGGGAAAATTTGCCCCTTCTTACCTCCTTCGTAAAAAAACCTTAAAAGTGGCATTTTTTGGGTGTCTATAACCACAAATGATCTCAGTAAAATTTTTGGTCATTTTTATATAGTCTCAGTGTATACCTTTAGAGCCATTTTTTGCCCTGTATGACCACGATTCATCTCAGTAAAGTCTGTTTGCATGGCTACTGAAGGAAAACTTGACAAAATATTTGAAAAAATGTTACTATACTCCCAACATTTTGAAAATAAATTTTGGAGGTTTGAAGTTATGCCGAGAAGGTATAAACCTCAGAACTCACTGAAGGGCTACAAGGCTACTCATCTAGACTTTTCTAGTGAGAGTAAACCGATAGACGCTACTAAGCGAGGGACGAGATATAGCAAAATCAAGAGGTGGGAACGCACGGTACACGTGTGTAAGCGAGAGGCTCGACAGCAAGAGAAGGATTCCCTAACGCACAGTGTATGCGTATGGAAAGCCCCTTCACTGCAAGTGAAATAACTCACTAAAGGCATTGCCTTTAGTCTAGCGAAGGGTGTACGAGCATTTCCCCTAGCTAACGGGTGTATGCATATGCATACGGACTACCCGAACCAAGTGTCCACTAGGTAAATCGCATAGTGTCCTACTCTGCGACTTGCAGAGATCAAGCTGTGCAAAGTTCCGAAGGAGGGACTAGCATTATGGTTACAAAAAAAATACGTGCCATTTCTTATGAGGGGAATACCCTTAAAACTACATTACCTGTTACGACTAAAGGGAAAAAGTCGAAAAACGGGAAAATCCTTATTCACTCTAACGTAAACGGATCAAGTGACGTGCCGTCAGTGAGAACAGGTGTCGCTATAGACCCGAGATACGTTGAAGGTGCAGACCCTACACGTGAGTACAGACTCGTAGCAGGTGTTTACTCCATGCCGAAGAAGGAAACCAAGCCTAAGGCTAAAGTGAAGGCAAAAGCTAAGAAGTCTAGCCTTGTCGTACCTGAAGTGAATGCCGATACTCAAGCTTTGCTTGACGCAATGGTGTTGCTGAAGAAGGCAGGAGTTAAAATCGGTTAACTCTTCACACGAAATATCCCGATTCTCTCAGAGGATTTTGCGTCCTCTGAGAGATGTTCTCCTCACTGTCTGAGAGTGTGTACTCTCACTGATGAAGGCTTAAAAGAGCCGAAACAGTTTTACTAACCATTAGTCGAAGGAGAAATTATGTCAGATTTAGATCTGAGTTGTAGTTGTCTTACGAAGGACACAAAAGGAACTCTTTACGAAAAAGCAGGTCTTTGTCCTTGTAAAGAGCATAATGCCTTGTGCTGTTATGCTCACTACACAAGTTCTCCCTACTCTCCGAGTGGGGAAGATTACAGACGTCACAAAGTTGACGTTGTCGCTAAGGCTATCCTTGACTTTTAGGGTAGTGTTTTATTAACCCTCAGTAAAGAGAGGTCAAATATGATGAGCAAAAGAATGAGAAAAAAATCTCAAACTCGTTGTAGAAAGCCCTTGTTTAAGTTTAATGGCAAAGTCATTAGATGTGGACAGTCTTGGGAAGGTAAACTTTACAAGACAGGACTTGAGTTCAAGTATAAGTCAACAAGGCATTTTAGTAACCCAAATTACAAATCCCCGAAGATACACTGTGATGAGTGTAAGAGCATACACAATGTGTTCAATGCCATTCAGTTTCCTAAGGGTACACAGGTTAGATAGTGCTGACACAAGAAGAGAGATCAGAGCTAGATTATGTGTGTAAATGTGGAGATAGTGGACATGACCACTTATCCACTAGGACAGGGGAGGCCCCTTATAGAGTAGGGAAATGCAAAAACTGTTACAGATGTGAACAGTTTGCATTAGGAGACGAAGGATTACTTGCTCAGTAGAGCGAAAAAAATAAAATTATGAAATTGTTAACAAAAGCAATTACTGAAGGCTTTGATAGACAAGGCAACACTGACGGGAAACCCGATAGTGAAAAAAAAGTCATAGCAAAATTTTTCCACCCTGTAGGGTCTGCTACTTGGTATGCCATAGAGTATAACAAAGAGTGGAAGGAATTTTTTGCTTATGTTACAGGGTTAGGGTATGATGAGCTAGGATATGTTTCTCTCACTGAGTTAGAGAACACTACAGTTTTAGGACTTGGTGTTGAGAGAGATATACTTTGGGACTCTAACACTACCCTAGAACAAGTGAAAACAGGAGAAGTGAGATAAACTTCACTACACTGAAGGAAAAACTCTTCGTCTTGGCAAATAAGCTGAGACGAGGAGATAATCCAACTCATTACATAGCGAATGAACCAAGTATTGACTTGACTCAGTTTGGTAACAAAAAATACAAGTGTATGCTATGTGGCAAAAAAGTGAACAGTATACATCATTGGTGTAAGAAATGAGTAACCACCAATGGAATAAACAACCTGTGAAGACACAGTATGTTCATATTTACAAAGACGAAGTGGATAGTGAATTATGGCATAGCATAATGCGAAAACTTAAATGCGAAGGCAGAAATCCAATTTGCGATACTGACTTAATCGGGTTAGAGTTAAAAGTCATAGCTCATGAACATTTTGAAATTGACGAATAAATAAGGAAAAATTAACAATTTAAAGGAGGCGAGATAAGTTATGGGCAAGATATATGGACCATACAGTTTTATGAAGAAAGTTAATTGGTATGACGAAGAGCTTGAAGGAGACAACAACGGACTCATACATGGCTTGTACTTTATGAAATCTTACGACAAACCAACATTAATTAAAGACAAAATAAACGGAGGATTTAATTATCAAGAGAATGGTTATACCGAAGTTGAAGATGCAATGTGGTTTGCAACAGAAAAAGAAAGAGGAGATTACTATGAAAGATATAGCAAATAGTTTAAAAAAAATAGAGGAGAAGTAAATGAAGACAAAAGACTTCAATCACATTAAATGGCATACCAAGTTAATAACAGGACAACTCTTCGGAGTTTCTGAAAACAAACAAGGACAAAAAACTTTATATGTCATGCCAATAAGTAGAGATAATAAGTTTAATCTTAACGAGATAAGTGAAGTAGATTTGTCAAGAAGTAATCTTGACGAACTTAGCCCTTCAGAGTTAGATGAAATTAACAAAGCTTTTGGCACTAGGTTTGGACAATGTTACGAATACGTTGCCCCTAAAATAAAAACAAGTTTAGAGGATACTGTAAGCATTAACTTTGCCATTCTTGACGAAACAATAAGTGAAACAAACATTTATCTTGAGAAAATTGCTAATGCATTATTGCGAATTGCAATAGCTAAAGAGAAATAAATGGCTAGTCATAGTTACGATTCAACCTGCCCTAAGTGTAACAAAAGCATGGATTCATGGTCAGAAAACAGACCATACGATATAGTAGAACATCAATGTTTATACTGTGGATTTTACACAAGCACTAAAGAAGGAAGGTTAGATTTAGAAGAACTAAATGAGAATCGAGAAGATTACTATGAAAGATTCCCTTGTAAAAAACATGAAGATAATTATGGAGAGTTTAATTGCAAAGATTGTGAAGAAAAAACTGTTTTAAAAGAATTACCAAAATGGGAGGAATGAATGATATAAGGTAAAACTTGACTTCTTAGGTAACAAGTGTTACAATATTTTATGAAGGGTAGATTAATATTTACTCTTACTTAACAGGTATAGTCCGACACCACAAGTTCGGCATAGCAAAAGGAGAAACATTAACATATGGACATTCAAATCGATCCATTTAATGCATTTAGTCCTATTCAAAAGGAACCTTTATTTTCAAGAGCTAATGACTTGCAGTCAAGTGCGTGGTCAGTACAGCTTCAGAAGTATAATAAAGATAATGTTCCTTATTGGGACGAAGTTGGTACAGTAGGAAAGGAATACCTTTTAGTACCAAACAGTGAGGTCAATGAGTTGGCTTTAAATCTTACCGATAACTCTCGGTACGTGTGGGATAAAGATAAGTTATTCTTTGATGGACGAAGATACTTTCAATCTTTTACCACTAAAACTTTAACTAAAGAGGTTAAAGCAGGAGATGACATAGGGTTAGGATTAGCTTTTCAAAACAGCTATGACGGGTCTACTTCATTCTCTGTTAGTTTCTTTGCAATGAGATTAATTTGCAAGAACGGAATGATTTCCAAACAAAACTTACAGAGATTTAAATTCAGACATGATAAAAACATGGAAGGATTCCAAGATGAAGTGATGTCAGCCGTTGACTTTATTAACAACAGTGAAGTGCCTTTAGAAAGATTTGTTTCGGGTCTTAGAAATATGACTGAGGTTCCGTTTGATGTGAATACATTACACGAAATCAGAAAGAAATCATTTCCTACACTTCCTGTTACTACATTTGGTAAATGTGTAGACAAATTCCTAGATGAGTATGACCCTCATTCATTTGCTCAAGGTCACACTAATCTATGGGACTTTTACAATGCCTGTACTAATGTACTATGGCACGAAAAGAAAATTACTAACGCACACTTTGTACAAAACTCTCAGATTACTGACAGTTTATTACAATACGCAAGTGAATATACAGGCGAACAATTCTCTCCTGTAACAAACTAAACATGAAAGATAAAAATAAAATAGAACTTTTAAATGCCCTTCTGAAAGCAGGAGGGCATGACAGATCGATTACGATCAAGAACCAAGACCCACACGTTGGTATAGGGTTTGTAACAGTACAAGTTGACCTAAGTTTTTCTCAAGGAATAGAGATAGATTTAGGAGATGTTTTTACTGACGGAATGTTTGCAGATCTTTTTGACAATGAAACTATATATGAATTGTCAGGTAAAATTGCAAAGATTTTAGAAGACACTACAATTTCTGATGCTATAGACACAGGAACTAAGAAGTCTGATAAAGAATACAAAATCAATGAAGAAATAAATAAAATGTATAAAAAAGTAATTGATAATAATTCAGATCAGATTTATAACATGGCATGGGAAGAGTTTTGGAATGGATATGTAGAAGGATACTCTACAAACGTAAGAGAAGACGCTTCTATGGATTTCTATGACGAAAACTATGAACATGGTTTTCATATAGAAGTTAATCCTGTAGTCAAGGAAGTTAAATGAGTGAAGTCTTCTTACCTCACACAATTTTCTACACTAACGTAGAGCATAAAGAAAGTAATCCTCAATGGAAGGAGACTACTTATCCATTGAGTGCCTTTATGAATAAAGGATTATTAGGGGCTACAGATATTGTGCAGTTTAAAATTCAACCAAGTAGTAATCCTAGGCACAATACTGAGCACAGCCCTAGAGAAGATACTTTCTTAGAAAACTTAGCAATTAACGATCTTGAAATCACTTGTCAAGATGCTTTTATGTATAGCCTTAGAAACAAAATGTTTTCTATGGGGCAATTTATAAGAGTTAATTTTGAAATTGGGGATCCTGATAAATTTAATGTGGAATATCCTAAAGGATCTTGTCCGGAGTTTATCCACTTGATAGGGAAACGAAATAGTGATTGGTTAACATTGCTTTCTACTTTTAATGACGACATAAGTTACGGAGACCTTGCTTACATACCACATAATGTACTAACTTTTGCGTTAAGGTATGGGCATTACACTCTAAGTCCTAATTCTCCTGTGATAGCTCCTTTACTAGAAGATAAGACTGAAAGGAAAGGAACAGATTGGGATCAGTTACTAAATAACTAGGGCTTGACAGCTATAGTACAATAGTAATAGGAGGAAATTTATGCCTACAAATACAAAGAAAAAAACTAAGGGTGTTGGTAAAAAGCCAACACCTAAAGTTACTAAGAAGAAGAAAGTAGCTACTGTTAAAAAGGAGAGTCCTCCTTATATAACAGGACAAGACTTGCCTAACACTAAGCTTAAGACCAAGCTATTAGTTGCTTCAGTTCTTACATTTATTAGTAATGTAGAAATAACTGATATGAAAATGCTAACTAAAATGCTTGTTGATAATGAGCTTTATGGAGACTTTGTTAAAGAAGTTAAAGAAGCTAAGACTGAATTAGGATTCACTTCTAAAGTAAAAAAATACTTGAAGAAAATTCCTGTTGAATATCTTAGAAAAAACAAATTAACAAAGTTTAAAAGAGTAGATAAAGATTACATTCATGGACACTCAGAAGTGTACTTAGATGGCAATAGGTCTACTAACAATTAAAGAACCTATTTGGAATGGTGTGAATAGCAACGAAAAGATCGGTGTAAGTACCCACCATTTCGATACGTTTGACACATTATGGATACAGATAGGGTATGAGAATCTACAGTTAGATCAACCATACCCTAGCACATACATAATGACTAAAGATTTCTTTAATAATTATTCTAAACGTGATTGTATAACACATTATATAAAAGGAAGAGTTATTAAAGAGTTTAAAATAAAACATTTACAAATAAAAGAGGTGTAAACTGATGAATAAGAAACCTTCATTCATTGCAAACACTCAAGAAGTTAAATCTTCAGTACCCGAATTGACGGGGACTCTAACTATCAAGTCTGTTGAACCGGTAGTTTCTTCTTGGGGAGCTGAACAAAATAAAATTATAGGAGATTGTTCTGAAATTGGACAATACCCTGTAACGTTTTGGGTAGCTAGAGATAAACAAGCTAATCAAGGAGACGCAATTCCTTGTACGTTTAGAAGAAGAAGATTACAACAAGACCAAAGTGGAAATCTTAAAGCAGGATATTATCCTGACGGCAAGATGATTAATTGGGCATGGGATTGGGAGATAATAGATTGGAATGTTTCTAATGAAACACCTGTCCAACCTCAACCTCAAGTAACGCCACCTGTTCAGCCTCAACCTCAGCCTGTTGCACAGCCTCAGCCACAACCTGTCGTACAACAAGAGGTGTCTCAAGAAATGTCAAGAGACATGGTAATTTCTAGAACAGCTATGTTAAAAAGCTTAATGGAAAACCATAGTAAACCTGTTGATACATGGGACAGAGATGACCTTGGTCAAGCCTTGGTAATGGTAGCCGAATTAGTAAATGTAATTTATGATGAGTGGAATTAATGAAGACACTTGTAAATAATACTCGTAAATTATTAGAACTTGCTCCTCCTTTAGAAGTTAAAGCTAAAGGAAGAGGGAGGGTTTATGTTGACGAACTTGGGAAACAGTACACTTCAGTAACTACAATCCTTAACGTCATTAACAAACCTGCCTTGATTCCATGGGCTAAGAAACAATCTCTAGAAAAAGTGAAGTATGTATTACAGAATCATGTAATGAACGGCACTTTACCTGAGATTAAAAACTCTGATGACATAGATGCAATCATAAATGAAGCTAGTAAAACTCCCGATCAAGTCTTGCAAACAGCAGGAGACTTCGGGAGTCATGCTCATGCACTGATTGAAAAGGTTATCAATGCTAGAATAAACAATGAAAAAGATCCTGTAATTCCTATTGATTTCAAATTTGTTATGGAATCTTTTGAAATGTTTTGTGAACAATACAACCCTGTGTTTATAGGGAGTGAAGTGCAAGTATGTTCTGATAGTATGTATTATGCATACGCAGGTACTGTAGATGCAGTTATTGTTCACGAAAATAATACTGTTGTTGTAGATTTTAAAACAAGTAAAGGAATTTATGACGAACACAGATTACAAGTAGGGGCATACAGCCATGCCTTACAAAGACTTAACAGAAAACATCTTAACTTAATAGGAGAACGAAGTCCTTTTGATATGGCATGGGTAGTTAAGTTAGGAAAAGAAAATGCTAACGTAGAAATAGATAAAGTTATAACTCTTCCAAGTTATAGGGCTTTTGAAAATGCTACAAAACTTTATTACAAGTTAAAGGAGAAGATGTGGTTAGAGAAGAACCTTTATCTTTAGACACTTTAACATACGAACAAATAGCTCAGATAGAAAAGAATCTATCTGAGCCATGGGTACAAAAAACTTATACATTTAATGAGATGATAGTAAGATTGTTGTGCCAATCGTTAAGACAGAATCGTTACTTAGCTGACATGATAGGTAGTGCCGACATGAGATCACGTTTAGCTTTTGGTAACGCATTAGAGTCTAAAGAAAAAATGGAAAAGTTAGTAGAGAGAAACAAAAAGAACTTTGAATTTCTCATTAACAAACCTAAGAAAAAAGAAAATGGAAATGGAAAACAAAAAGGAATTTCTGTATGAGTGATTACACTTTTGAAGAAATAGGGGGGAGTTATACTCTCAATTGGCAGAAGGATAGCATCAAAGCTATTGTTGATAGGATATCAAATAAAAATGATAGCACTACAGCTATAGTTAGATGGTTTCGTACTGATGAAGGAGAGTTGTTATTACATTCCTCAAGATTAAACTTTCATAGTGCCTCCGGTAAGAAAGGATTGTCTAGTATTCTAGATAAAACGGCTGAGATGTATGACGCACAGCCTATTCATTCTCATTGGTCCACTATGATTGAACAGCTCACGTATAAAGTAGATGAGCATATGATGAGAGGAGAACCCTCTGTCATAGTAGGGAACCTTGATGTACAAGAAGTTTACCCTTACACTTTTTATCCTTTCATAAGAAAAGGAAGACCGAACATATTGTTTGGTCAAGGAGGGTCAAGCAAGTCATACTTTGCTATCCTCATGGCACTTATGTTAAGTAACAGGGGGTACAACGAGGTAAGTCCTGTTAAACCTTTTGCCTCAGAGTATTTGTGTGGACACTGTCCTCCCGAGGTAACAGATTGCCAAGCTTTAGATCATGATTCAAGTGTGATATATCTTGATTGGGAAAGCAACAAGTATGACTTTGACAAAAGAGTTAAAGCTGTCGCTAAAGGAATAGGATTACCTAACCCTAAGCTAAGATACAAATCACTATCAAAGACTTTTAAAAATTCTATACCCGAAATAATAGCTGAGATAAGTGAGCATAAAATTAAAACAATTATTGTTGACAGTGCAGCCAAGTCTGTAGGGGGAGCATTTAATGATGCTGAATCAGTACAGGTTTTGTTTGAAGAAATCAGAAAGTTGAAAGTCGAAAACTCTTTAATCATAGATCACATTGCTAAAGGAGGAGTCGATCCTATAGGGAGTGTTCTTAAAATAAATGATGCCGGAAATATATGGCAGATAAATAAGAGCCAAGAACAAGGGGCTAACAATATGACAGTTGCGTTTCATCATAGAAAAAACAACGAGGGTATGTTAGAGAATCCTATAGGTATGACACTTTCATTTGAGGTAAGTGATTTTAAAAATACAAACAGCGTTAGGTTCAAAGAGACATCTGTTGACGCAGACCCTTCGTTAGGTAAGGAGTTGTCTAATAAACAAAAGATATTAAACTTGCTTAAAACTTACGAGCCTATGAGTGTAGAAGTTATTGTTAAAGAGTTGGGTGTTTCTAAAGAAATAATTGCTCCCGAATTATCTAGACTTAAAGCACAAAATAAAATAGATAAGTTTGTTCAACAAGATGGAACAAGTAAGTATGGGGTTAAAGCTTGAAAGGTTATTTATATTTAGCTATTACAATAGCTATTATAATAGCTATTAATAATATTAACAATTGCTATTAATTGCAAAGCTATAATAGCTTTGCAATAAAGTAGCTATAGTTTAAAGGACTAATATGAAAAAAGATTATTACGAAAGAGAAGATGGTAAGATTTTAGCTTACAAAAAAAACAGAAAGCCTTTATTAAATCTTCCTACCACTAAAGCATTACAAGAATTTATAGGAACAGTAATTAGAAAATCTTTACAAGCTGAAGGACCAAGGTATGTAAAGACACAAGGGTATGCCATATGGGGAAGTCTTGCTACAAGAGATGCTCTTGTTACAGGAGAATACATAGCTAGAGAAATGAAAGAAAGAAAAAGTATAAAATCTTATGGGGATTCTATGTGGGCTGATATAAGAAGTATAAAATTAAAAAAGGTATATAGTAGACCTAGTCATCAAAAAAAATTAAACAAGATTCCAAGTGGGCATCAACAAATAGTAACCGGTGTTATTAAAAATATAGGGGATACTCCTATAAGAAATATAATGGTAAAGTTTGAATTAATTAGTAGAAAAACAGGAAGAAGATCTTCAGTTGCTGTAGGTATGGTTAAACAAAGATCTGATTTTCAAAACTTTTTAAGAGTAAGAGCAAAAAACGCAAGACCTCCAAGGTTTTTACCTGAAAGCGAAGAAGTTAAACCTTTAATGCCCAATGAAAGTGCCAAATTTGTTGCGAGAACGCATGATTACGTGGACTTTGTATGGAAAGATGATAAGTATATAGACATGGCTATTCCTATGCATGAATCTGTGTCATATGAGAAGCTTGTACGTGGTGGGGTAGGGGAAAATGGTAGATGGGTAAAGGTTGGAGACTATAAGCACAAAACAAATGGGTATTTCTTTAGCATGATGACTAAAAAAATAAGAGAATATTATGCAAAGAAAAAACAAAAAGCCCTACAAAAAAGAAAAGAGTTCTCTGTTATAAGACCTTTGGTTAAAAAATTAATAACAAAAAAATTAAATGAATTAGAATATGAAAACAAATTTGGAAATAAAAAAGTAACTATTTTAAAAAAGAAAATTAAAGACATTGCAATGAACAATGTTAAAAATAGTGTGGTAAAATTAAAAGATGACGAGAGAATATACGTTTACTATACAAGAGGTTCCTCCTAAAGAAATAAGGGGTAACTCAAGGGCTCATTGGCGAACTGTTAGGAAGATTAACAGGGAAAGAAGAGAGAGTGCTAGGTTATTGGCTATAGAAACTGCACAAAAGACAGATGAAAAAACATCTATTACTCCTATAGAATCAAGGGTATTAATAAGCTATGAGTTTTATCATTGGAAACCTATTGACCTAGATAACCTTATCTTTGGTATGAAGTCTACACTAGATGGAATAGTTGACAGTGGTATCGTGTTAGATGATGCTCCTCATTTAGCAAAGATAGAAGCTGAGTTTTTCAAGGAGCAAAAGAAAGATAACAACTCTAGAGTAATTATTTCTATAAAAGAAATATAACGTCACAAACGTCACAAACGTCACACTCCCTTCATACAATATCCCTTCTAAGAGTGACATCAATGACATCAATGACATTAAAATAGTTGACTAAAGTTTAGTTTTAATATATAATTTTAATATCATTGTAATTCTAATTTTTACCTTAGCCTTAAGGTATTAATTTGTAATATGAAAAATCAGTGCCATGATCCTGTTATTATTATTAAATCTATTTAGGGTAAATAAAATAGGGGAGCCTGATTTCTCAACATAAAAAAACTCTTAGCCCTCTGAAATTATATTCAAAATGTTCTTTTCACAAGCTAAGAGTTTTTTTATTTCATGTTTAATTTAACAGATGCAACTATTTCCCAAAACTTTTTCATGAGTATAGATCTTTCTTTAGGGGTTATTCTTTTGTCCCTACCGGTCTCTTCTATCATGACAAGTAATTCGTATGCTAATACGATAGTCGCACTGTAACTTCTTACAAGCTTTAATGCCATAGCAAAAGTTTTCATTGGTCCCTCCTTTAATTTATTCAGCTTCCAAGATTTTCATTCCAAGAGCAATGATCCCTCCGATACAACCCGAAGCTATTTCGTTATATCCGTTTAGAATCCCTGCTACTGAGAGCACACCTAGAACCACAATAGATAAAAATATTTGTGGTCTAAATTTTCCTAGCCATTGCATTACTTGTCTCCTTTAAACACATCTTTGATGTCGTCTATTTTATTAAGCATCTTATCTTCTAAGCCACTATGCTTAAACCAATACTGTGTGAGGTAACTTACTGCAGTAGTAAGTATGATTGTCCCTAGTCCTATTTTAATTTTCTTTTTCATTGTGTCCTTTATATAGGGAGAGAGTAATAAGTAGAAGGCTAATTATTAATTATTAATTCATGGAAACTAAAGTCTCTCTCCCATTATTTTTATTGTGTAGTAGGCTCGGCTATGCTGACCTCCACGTTTCCTGTCACGTTCCACACCTGTGCTGTCACAGTTGTGGCTACAGTAAATTCTTTAGAGTCAAAGCCATTACCTTGACCTACTTCATTTAGTTGTATAGTAAGTGTACCTATATCCATTTGTCTTAAGGTACAACTTCCTCCTTTTGTCCAAAGATTAGATAGTATAAGTTTATCTACCTTTCCGTTTACCCCACTATTAGGAGCATCAATCCATATCCTGTCGTATGTTCCACCTTTAGTTACCATAGCTTGTGCTTGATGATGTCCACCACCTATTGCTCTCATTCGTGCAGTACCTGCCGTTTGAGATATAGATTGTCCATCACTTGCATTGCCAATAATATTAATTGTGTGTGCATTTATATCTGAAAAATCCATAGACTTGCATCGTGATTTTTCTATAACTAATTCCCCGATTTCTAATCTAGTAGCCGTACCACCTGACACATCTGTTCCCTCAACTAGTACTGCTTCAGTTTTACCTGATGGCAAAGTTGATGAGGTATATGCTGTACCTATTGTCACATCATAGATTCCTATCTCAGATACAGGAGTACTTGCTAGAACAATTCGTAAAGTATTATCTTCTTTATTTTCTTTTCTAAACATCATAGCTGACTCAAGAGTTTCAGAAGGAATATTGTGTGGAGCTGCATATATTCCTGCATCTCCGTTTTCAAATGTTCTGTCTTTAAGTACAGTTTCATTTACAACCACACCA